TTTGTATTCCTGGGTTTGCATCTGATAAGATAAATAGTCTTTCACGAATTTATTATAATGAGTGGCCTCCAGAAGCTAATGATGTTATTAAAGCAGCACATGGGTTTAAGGAACTATACCTTGAAGGTGATTCTTATGGTCAAATAACTATAGACTCTTGTGTTTATGTTCATGGTATTAAACCTCCTACCGTCATTTCTTTGGATGTAGAGGGTAGTGAATGGAGAGTTTTAGGGGGAGCTGAAAAAGTTCTTAAAGAGTATAGGCCTAAGATCTGGCTATCTGGACACCCTGAATTTATGCTACAGCAATGGGATGAATCTTTGTATAGCTTAAGGCAATGGATTAAAAGTTTTGGGTATAAAGAAACTTTGCTTGACTACCAGCATGAGGCACACCTATTATATGAGTAGTCTTATATTTTGTGCCCATACCGATGATGCAATTTTTTCTTTAGGCGATTACATTATTGAAAACAATGACAATAATTTTACTATTGCTGCTGCTTTTGCTGGCATTCCAAAAGATGATGCTGGAAATAAAAAACATACAACATTAAGACAGGAACATGCTGATGCTTGTTCTCTGATTAACGTAAAATATATTAATGGTGACCTATTGGATGATGTTTATGGAAAACAAAATGAATATGATTTGGTTGATTGGATAAAGGATGTCATTAAAGATTTTGATAATGTATACATTCCGCTAGGAATACATCATCCAGACCATATCTTGCTGTCTGAAACATTACTTAACTTAATAGACTCTTTAAATAAAACATATTTTATCTATGCAGAACTTCCATATAGAGTTGCTTACCCAGAATTATATGAATTTAGATTTAATAAGTTTAAATCTATTCATAATTTAGAAAACATTTCAATTAATTTTACTAAAAATAAAGTTGATACAATACATAAATATAACTCACAAGTAGCATCAGTATCTAATAAAAATATAATAGATGAAAACCTAATTGAAAATCTTGTAGTAGAAGAAAAACTTTGGAAGGTATTAAGTTGATATCTACATACCTGTATTCTCATGACGGCAAAGATTACGCTAATGATAAGTGGGACTATGGCTTATTAAAAGAAGTATTTGATAAATATAATATAAAACAAATACAGGTAACCTCAATACCACAAACAGAGAGAGCTTTTATTGTTGTTCCTGGAGCACAAAATCTTGGTCAAGAAGAAAAAATTAATAAAGAAATACAAAATGTATCAAGGTTAGTTCTATTTATTACTGGTGATGAAGAAGGAAGGTTTGATATTACAAAGATAAACCATCCTAATGCAGAGATATGGATACAATATCCTTACGAAAAGCATGCTAGTTTTAATAAGCTTCCAATAGGGGTGCCAAAACATTTAAAAGAATTAGCTCCAGAGTACCCTTCAAAAGACTATGAAGTATACTTTAGTGGTCAAATAACACACCCAAGAAGGCAGCAAATAGCATCCGTAATGCCAACCATGCCAAACTCTATCTTTACCCCTACAGCAGGCTTTGCACAGGGCGGAGACCCTAAAGACTACTATAAGGCTTTGGCTAGTGCTAAGATCGCTCCAGCCCCCTCTGGTGCCGCTACAATTGATACCTTTAGGTTCTTTGAGGCTATTGAAATGCTATGTTTGCCAATCTCAGATAATATTGATTCAAAGGGTAATACTAGAGATTTTTATAAAGATGTATTTGGTTATGATATACCTGTAAATAGTGTTTCTAACTGGTCTGAGATAAGACTACTAGTTCCTAATTTATTGGTAGAGTACCCTCAAAATATGCACAAGGTGGTATCTTGGTGGATTAAATATAAGAGAGATCTAGGTATTAAGATAATGAGGCAAGTTAATGAATAAAGATGATGTAACTATTATAATGGCTACTTCTGTATTGCCAGATCATCCTAGCACTGACATGATTGATGAAACAATTAGCGCAATCAGGCATCACTTTCCAACTAACGAAATCATTATGCAAATTGATGGATTACGCAGGGAACAACAACATAGAAAAGCAGACTATGATGAATATAAAAATAGAATACTTTGGAAATGTTTACATGAATATAAAAATGTGTTGCCTATAATATTTAAAAAACATAGCCATCAAACCACCATGATGCGTAAAACAATTGATCTTATAGAAACTCCTTTACTTCTTTATGTAGAGGGAGATGCACCATTGACAGTAGATAGTCTTATTGATTGGCAAAAGTGTCTTGACTTTATTGAACAAGAAAAAGCAAACACTATTCGCTTTCATTTTGAGTCTTTAATACCTGAGCCACATGAACACTTAATGTTTGGACTAGAAGATATTTTTATGAAAACAGCACAGTGGAGCCAAAGACCACATCTATCTAAAGTTTCTTACTACAGAGATGTTATCCTTCCACCACTTGAAAATAAAACATTTATTGAAGATAGAACTCATGGAATAATTCAGGATGATATGCTTCCATATGATAAGTTTAGTGAAAGTGGATGGAACAAGCATAAGCTTTGGATATATCACCCTGAAGAAAATATACAAAGATCTTATCATTTAGATGGTCGTCAAGGTACTAGAAAATTTACAAGTGATGATGAAATTTGGGGATATAACAAATGAGATTAGGAATCATTGCAAGATCAGATAACACTGGATTAGGTAATCAAACAAGAGAGCTTGTCAATATGCTTAACCCAGACAAGATATTATTAATTGATTCATCACATTTTAACGGTAATCAGCAACACCCAGAATGGTATGAAGGCTATAACTATAGAAAAACATCTGTAGGAATGCCAACAATGAAAGAATATACTAGGTTCTTACAAGATATTGATGTAGTGTTAAGCTGTGAAACATTTTATAGCCCTAGCTTTATAGATTTAGCTAAGAAAAATAATGTAAAGACAATATTACAATACAACTACGAACTCTTTGGTCATATGAATAGTCCACACTTAACTCTTCCAGATGTTTTGTTGTCGCCAAGTCTATGGAATATTGAAATAGTTCAACAAATGTTTGGGGATAAGACTAAGGTTATTCACTTACCACCACCTACAACCACATCAATTTTTGATCAGGCTAGGTCAAACAATTTATCTAAAACACATAATAGAATTCTTCATATTGCTGGAAAGAAAGCTGCCAAAGATAGAAATGGTACAGAGTCTATATTAGAAATGATGTCGCATTCTAAGTCTAACTTTGAGTTGGTAATTAAAACACAAACAAATTTAAATATTAAATCTAAAGACTCAAGAATAACTATTGATACTGATAACATTAAGAACAGAGAAGATCTTTACTCTGGCTATGATGCTATGATTTTACCAAGAAGATATGCTGGCTTATGCTTGCCAATGAATGAAGCTTTGATAAGTGGACTACCTGTATTTATGACAGATATATCTCCTAATAATATAATCCTTCCAAGTAAATGGCTTATCCCCTCAGAAAAAACTGGATCATTTCAGACTAAATCTATGGTTAATATTTACTCTGCTGAACCTGATAAGTTTGCTAGGATAGTTGATGATTATGTTGATAATGTAAATAAAGAAAAAAGTAAGCAGCAAGCAATAGACCTAGGTTTTAGTAATTTTGCGGTAGAAAACCTTAAAGATAAATACCTAGACGTAATAAACAGTATATAAACAAAAAAGCCAGCCTATCTCTAGACTGGCTAATCTGTAAGTAATTATTACTTCTTTGGAGCTGCTGCCTTCTTCTTAGCAACTCGCTTAGCAGGTGCCTTAGCAGCCTTCAGAGCCTCTTCTACGGCCTTAGCATCTGGTAGTACACCAAAAGCCTTATCGTTTGGATTGATTGCTCTAATTGCTACTGGGGCAAGCGCTGCCACTAGAGCAGTCCATAGATCCTTTGGATCTGTAACTCCTGCCATGTATAGGGCAAGGCCAGATGCCAGGACTGATCGTCCGTATGAAGCAAGGATTGCCTTTAGTTGTGTTGTATTCATTATTCCTCCTAGGATATAATTTGTGTTAGTATTGTGAAGCCAATCCATAGACCAATAATTCCTGCGACTCCCGCAAAAACTGGTGGTGCTGGTACTGGCAATTTGAATGCAGCAAACACAACTCCGCATCCAAAACCTGTTAGTGTTGATAGTATGACATCTTTCATTTAAATATTCTCCGATTCTAATTCATTATAATGTTTATCGCAAAGATCTAGTATTCTAGTTTCATTATTAGTCCAGATCTTAGTAGACTCTTCTTTACATTTTTCTTCTTCACAAATATGAAATGCAGAAAGCATCATCTTTCTTGGATCTTTTAGCTTAAACATCTTGATCCTTTGGCAATATATTCTTTAGTTCCTTGTATGAAATAGAAATTTTTCTTAATAGTTCATTGTTTGGACCTGCAACTACATCCCCATATTTTTCAAAATACTCAATAGAAGGATCAACTTCCAAAACAAACTTATTTAAAGCAGCCTGAACATTTTCTATATACTCAAATGCCCAATCTCTTGACTCAGAAACAAAATTTAAAAAACTTTCTTGATGAATTTCTTCATCAGTTTTTATATTTTTGCCAGACTGAACAGTATCAATATATTCTTGTAAGATAAACTTATCAATAATAGTTTTTGATAAAAGATTATTTGCTTTTATTAAAGCAGTCAGCGTTGCAGTATATGCAATAGCAAAAGAAATAGATAAAATACTTAAAATAATAATTGTAATTTTCATGTTAAAGCTTCCCTAGTTACTAAAACGATTGCACCCTCTAGTTCTAGAGCGTGTTTTAATTGAACAACATATTGTAATGCAGCAATCTTTTCATCATGAACTAAGTTAATAAACTTTCGTTCATCTAATTTAATTGTTAAAAAGTGCTCATTATCAATCAAGTCTACCTTAAATCCTTTTGGAGGTGTTACCTGATGAAAGGCTCTACGCATTTCATTTGTATACATTTTTTAATCCGTTGTCATTTTCTGCCACATATCTGCCCAATCATGTTTTGATTTATGATTATTAAACTCTCTTGAAATTTCTCCATTTTCTAAGTATACACCACCCCAGACACCCCACTCTTTACCTGAGATGCCAACAGCAAAGCACTGCTTAGTCATTGGACATGCCGTGCATATACCATCAATCTTTAATCTATTATTGACGTTATCTTCATACTCTTCAAAAAATAAATTGGTATCAAAATCACGACATGGAGCATCGTCTTTCCATAAATGCTGGTTCATGTCTATACCTTATACTTACTTGGAATCTCCCACCCATTACGATCAGGAACAAAAGCAGTTTTAATATACCACTGGTTATTAATTCTTACACCATTAACATCTGTCCTAGCAATGTTTGTCTTTTTAAGTTCTAGAACATCCCAGCCTTCCCATTTTAATTCACGGTTATTGGCAACGATTTTTTCCATTAATTTAAGATCTTGTACTAACATACTGCTCCCCTTTAGTGTCTGAAGATTCCTACTTCGACATTGTTTAATTCTGCAACCTCAAATAGTTTTGAAGTTGGTTGTTTAGGATTACTTAAGAATGCAAAATAATTAACGTAACTAATATTTTCTTCTACCCAGTTAACTGGAGCTTTGTAAAATTTAATCTTACGTCCTCTTGCCTTCATCCCACGTTCTGATAGATTAGAAAACTCAGATACAAAAGCGTGAACCTTATTTGGCCCAACTGAATAAATTGTAAAGTCTGTGTCTTCTTTTCCCATGCTTGATAGGGCAACGCTCATAGCACGAAGAAAGACTTGATAATCATCAAAATCGTTCGTTCCCTGTACTACCACTATCATTTACGTCTCTTTCCTTTAAGTTGTCTAATATAAACAACATCCGATTAATATCTTTTTTAGACATATTGTTTATGTCAACTGGTTCGGCTGTTTCTAACAGTACCTGACCATCTTCTGCTTTTGCGATAAAGAACATGTTATCAGATACCCAATAAGCTTCTTCACCCATAACTAAAATATTTATCTTATCTTTGTCTCTAAACTTTTCCAATTGTGTAGGAGGTTTTTTAACTTCCTCAGACTGATAAGAGAAAAACTTCTTCATGATTTTATGTAGATCACTTTGTCTATATATAACCCTATTAAATTTTTCTTTCTTTCTTTTAGCTATTACTTTAATTATAGACCAAGAAGCTAGCAATGTCAAGCCAATTACTATGGCATATATCATTTTTACCCCTTTGTAAAGCTAAAGGAACTTCCGTCCCAGAACTTCTTTTCACGTTCTGCAATAGCCCTAGACCATGCAAAGCCAGCGTCTCCGCCCCAAGCATCCCACATAATTCTTCCATTAGATGGGAATTCTGGGCCATCATAAAAACCTTTACCCTTTTTGTCTACCTCATGACGAGAAAAGAAAGAGTACATTCTTTTAACTGTACTAAGAGACATAGCAGAGCCATTAACAATATCAGTTGCTCTACCCCAACCTACTGGAGTTCCAGCACCCGTTGCCTTGCCATCTTCTTTCCACTTTAATGCTCTTCTTGCAGCAGCCCTCATACCAGCATTAGGGGTATATGTATCAGCCATTACTTAATAAAACCTTTTGGATCTAGTAGGCTTCCATTCCAAATTGATTTTTCAGCAACTGAGTCTGACTTATAAGTTCCGCCACGTCTTTTATATTCTTGAACTACCCACGAATTTGCAACAGCAGAAGGATAAACATCAAACTTATCTTTTGCTGCTTGAACAACTCTTGCGTAAAGTTGTGGGTTAGATGGTTTTGATCCACCAGAACGTGGTTTAATCATGTCTTGATAGTTAGGCTTTTTAGCCTTACCAATTGAAGAATCATACATTGCCATAGCTACCTCTGAATCCATTTCTTCACTATCGTCTTCCATAGTGTGATTGTTTATATCTGCAATTTGTGCATCTTGATACATCATACCAATACTGTAAGCAGTTGGTTCCCACTTGCCATCTTCTTCTTCATAAATTCTAACAGCCATTGCTGGGTTTTCTGGTGGCATTGATTCAATTGCATACTCTGTTCCAGGAACACCATAGGTGCCACCCTCAATCATAATATGCTCTACAACTCCATGAATCATCCCTTCGGATGTCATGCCCATTACAAAGTCGCCTTCTTTTATCATACTATT